AAAATTTTTACGGAATGCAATCAGGTAGAAGTGCTGCGCAAAAAGAAGCAATCTTAGAAGGTAAAAAAGTACCTCCTCTACCCGACGGCGAACTTGTAAAAGCAATGAGAAATATTGCTAAACAATACAATGGTCGTGTTGATAAAAGAATGGTTGCAAAAAGCGACCCTAGTAAACCATTTAAGGTAATTAGGACTTTAACTGACAAAACTATAAGTAACGCAGCACCTGGACAAAAACCAAGACAATTTGATGAACATCTTGCAGCTTTCAAATCAAAAGCTGAGGTTGATGCTTATACTCAGGACTTGCAGGGTGAGGGTTTAAAAATAGAGAAGATAGAGGGTAGTGATCCTAAAAATTATTATGAGATACCAACTCTTGTAATTACACCAGAAATGAAAATGAAACCTTTTAAAATATACAAGAAACAAGGTGGACTAGTCGTAGACTTGTTTAAATGGTAATATAACGAATGGCAAAAAAAAGAAAAACATTTGAAGACAGATTTAGCCTAGACGATATGATACTAGGAGCAGATTTTGAAGGTGCTTTCTTTGATGAACCTGAACCTGTTAAACTCAAACCTTCTAATTTAATCAGTGATATAAAAGCTAAAAACAAGGCTTTCAAAAAAGCCAACAGAAAAAGACGTATGTTTCCATTACCTGTAAGCGACATATCGGGAGATGTTATAAAGTTAGCTCCCTATCAAGTAATACCTGAAGCAATGAAAAAAGCTAGTAAAGGTGAATTCGTTATGGTAAAAACAAAAATAGGTAAAAATAAAAAAACAAGGATTACATAATGGATGATGAAGATAATTTAGAACAACAGGTTGAACCTGTTGATGTCGAAGTTGAAGAACCTACTGATGAAGTTGTAGAAGAACAAGCAGAAGCTGAACAAGAATTTTACGCTAACCTTGCTGAAAATTTAGATGATAGAGTGCTAACATCTATGGCTCAACAATTAATTTCTGATTATAGAAAAGATAAAGAGTCAAGAGGTGATTGGGAAAAAGCCTACACATCTGGATTAGATTTATTAGGTTTTAAATATGATGGAGAGGGGCAACCTTTTAGAGGAGCTTCAAGTGTTACTCATCCGTTATTAGCTGAATCTGTAACACAGTTTCAAGCACAAGCCTATAAAGAATTATTACCAAGTGATGGGCCCGTAAAAACTATGGTTGTAGGAGATGCTACACCAGATAAAGTAGAACAAGCTCAAAGAGTAAAAGACTTTATGAATTACATGGTCACAGAAGTTATGGAAGAGTACACGCCAGAATTTGACCAAATGTTATTTTACTTACCTCTTGCAGGATCCTCTTTCAAAAAAGTTTATTATGATAATTTGATGCAACGTGCTGTTAGTAAATTTGTTCCAGCAGAAGATTTAGTTGTACCTTATTATGCATCTGATCTTAAAGATTGTGAAAGAATTACGCATTGTGTAAAAATGAGTGAGAATGATTTGCTCAAAAAAATAAGCACGGGATTTTATAGAGATGTAAAAATTTATCCTACAGCTGCAGACGATAATGAAGTTCAAGATAAATATGATGAATTAGAAGGGCTATCGCCGACAAAAGATAAAGAGTATCAATACAACATTCTTGAAATGCATGTTGATATTGATTTAGAAGAATATGCGGTAGAAAACTCTGAGAAAAAAATAAAAGTTCCGTACATTGTTACAATAGATGAAGGCTCACAAGAAGTTTTAAGTATATATAGAAATTACGGACCTGATGATCAGCTATTCCAAAGAAAAGAATATTTTGTTCACTACAAGTTTTTACCAGGTTTAGGCTTTTATGGTTTTGGTTTAATACACATGATTGGCGGTTTAAGTAGAACAGCTACATCTGCATTAAGACAATTATTAGATGCGGGTACTTTAGCCAACTTACCAGCTGGTTTTAAATCAAGGGGATTACGAATTAGAGATGATGATCAGCCTTTTCAACCTGGTGAGTTCAGAGATGTTGATGCACCTGGTGGAAATATCAAAGATCAGTTTCAAATTTTGCCATTTAAGGAGCCCAGTAACGTTTTAATGCAGCTTTTAGGCTTTGTTGTGCAGGCAGGACAGCGTTTTGCCTCCATTGCAGACATGCAAATCGGTGAAGATTCACAAAATCGTGCAGTTGGAACAACTTTGGCTCTCATGGAACGTGGTTCTAGGGTCATGAGTGCTATTCACAAGCGTTGTTATTATTCAATGCGACAAGAATTTAGACTCTTATCCAATGTTTTTGCTGAATATCTACCACCAAACTATCCATATGCTGTTTATGGTGCTGATAGAATGGTAAAAGCACTAGATTTTTCACCAGAAGTTGATGTTATACCTGTTGCCGACCCAAATTCTTTCTCAATGAGTCAAAGAGTGACGTTAGCATCACAACAATTACAAATTGCAAACGCTGCACCACAATTACACAACATAAGAGAAGCATATAGACGTGTTTATGAGTCTTTAGGTACAAAAAAGATAGATGATTTACTTTTACCAGAGAAAAAACCAGAACCTATGGACCCTGGCGCAGAAAATTCATTAGCTTTACAAGGAAAACCACTTAAAGCGTTTTATTTTCAAAACCATGATGCACATATTGCTGCTCATGCTGCTTTTATAAGATCAAGAATGGTGCAGGCTAATCCTTTGGTGTATTCAATATTACAAGCACACATATCTGAACACATTTCATTTAAAGCAAGAGCACAAGTTCTTGTGTATATCAAAACAGAAAGACCTGATTTAGTTGAATTAGAACAAACAGATCCACAAGCTTATCTTGCTGAATCAGAATCTATAGTTGCTAGAACCATTGCAGAATTGACAGAACAACTTGTTATGGCTGAGCAGGGTACAGAAAAACCAGACCCTGTTGTTATGCTCAAAAACAGAGAACTTGATATTAAAGCTATGGATATGCAAAGAAAAGCTGCTGAGTTCCAGCAACAAGAACAAAGAAAAACAGGTGAGTTTGACGATCGTATTGATCTTGATAGAATGAAAAGAGAAGATGCGGAAGTCGCATCACAAGAAAGAATAAGGGTAGCTGACGAAAAGCTTGAGTTAAATGCTTTTAAAGTTGGCTTAGAACAGGCAGGTAAAAATGAAGGGTCTTAGATTTTTAGATGGTTTTCTTATTCCTTTAATAACACAGGTGGATATGCAGACTAGAGTGCAAAGACAAAAACGTTTACAAGACGAAGCCAAGAAAAGTAAGCCAAAAAAAAATAGAGCTTTTGATTATCTTGGTCAAGAGTACGGACCACCACCTGAAAAAGGACCACAACCTCAGGGTATGAAAACAGGAGAGTTTGCTGGCTGTCCGCACCGAGAAAACGGAGTCAAGAGTGATATCAAAGGAATTTCTGAGATTCAAGTTAAAGGTAAAAAGTTTGTAGGTGTTAGATAAACTTGAAAAATTACTTAATATAATTATTGTTTTGTGTATTATAGAAATTATGATACATTCTGTGGAAGTAATAATTGATACACTACCATACATAAAATGATTATAAAAGGCGACTCTTCAGAATACCATTTACTTACTAAGCACATAGGTAAGCTTAAAATAGATAAAGCTACTTTAACTTGCGAGATTGGTTTAAGAGAAGGTTTGGGTTCAAAGATAATTATGGACTCGATTAGAGATCAAAACCCACCCTTCTACAAACACGTTGCTGTTGATCCATACAACAATTTATATTATCAACACGTTGATGATGAAGAACAAACCACTGCTGACTATACAGAGGATATGAAACAAAGAATTGTTTCTTATTTGTATCAAAACTATCAAGAGTTTGATTTTTATCACATGACAGATGAGTATTATTTTGAAACCATGGGTAATGGTCATCAATTTTCTATAAATGGGAATTGCATGCTTTTTGGGTTGTATAAAGTAGCTCACCTTGATGGACCACATACAACACATGCTGTCCTAGATGAATTAAAGTTTTTTATTCCACGCATGGACGAAGAATCTTTAATAATCATTGACGACTACAAACACATCAAGATGGGTATTGTGGATATGCTTCTTAAGACTTATAATTTTAATGTTGCTGAAGAAGGCGACAATAAAATTATTTATAAAAAGGAGTAGATATGCTTACAGCAATATTAGGTCCAGTAGCAAGTCTTGCTAAAACCTGGATTGAAGGAAAACAAAAAAAAGCTCAGCTTAAATCACAAGTAGAGTTAACAAAACTTGAAGCTACAAAAACTAAAATTGAACAGGACGGATCTTGGGAAGATAAAGCCATGTCAGCCGCAGACGGCTCGTGGAAAGACGAAGCCTGGACCCTAACTTTTATTTTTATAATTTTTGCATCATTCGTGCCTGCTTTTCAACCATATATGCAGCAAGGATTTTTATTTCTTAAAAACGATTGCCCTGATTGGATATCGTACGGAATTTTGGCGTCGATTGCAGGATCATTCGGGCTAAAGAGTATTGCTAAGTTTAAAAAATAGATTAAAATATGTTTAGTGGACTGCGGTCATAAGGACAACCAGCACTTTAAATTTTGGGAGTTAATTATGTGGTCTAAACCTGTAATTACAGAAATTTCTGTTGGTCTTGAGATTAACAGTTATGCCTGTGCTGAAAAATAAAGTGATGGGGACTGAGTCCCCACACTAAATTTGTGTATGGCTTCTAAGATTGACAGACTATTGTGGTTTATATTACAAATTTTATTTGGCTTTATGATAGGTTTGTTGTTTTTTTTAACTTTATATTTTATAGGAGATTATTATGTTACTAACTAAAAATTTTGTAAAATTTAATAACCTTTTGGTTAAAATACCTAATCAAACAAAACGTGTTTGGGATCTATCTGAAAACAGGTGGGGTTACAAACTTGTCAGAGATATTTAGAATAAAAGATTGTAGTGGCTCAAAGTTCCCAAAGAAAAGACGCTTATTAGAATATGTGTCCCCAGTGAAGTATTATGGTAAAAAGGTTTCAAAAAGTAGAAATAGTAATTGCAAAGAAAACAAAGAGAAGGTATAACAAAAAAGGACTTACACATAGAAAGAAACTAGGACCAAAGTCTCATTTAAGACATGCTTGATATCGATACAATACAAACTGTTCGTCATTACATTAAAAAAGAAATACAGCAAACAAAAGATCATATTTGCTATGGTATAGACAAACTGGATCAACTACATTATGCTAAAGGCAAGCTCGCAGCATTAGAAGCTGTGCTTCAGGATCTTAAAGACCTGCAAAATAGAGAGGATAGTGTAGATGACATTGATCAAACCTAATACTAAGTTAGTCACACCTTTAAAAGATGATGACGACGAACCCTTAGTTCCGAAGGGTGCAAAACAAACGGAAGAATATCTTAAATTGTTACCAAAACCAGTAGGATATAGACTTTTGATTAGACCTTATCAACCTAAGGCTAAAACAAAGGGTGGTCTTTACTTAACAGAAAAAACTCTTGAGACACAGCAAATGACAACAGTTGTTGGACTTGTCGTAAAGATGGGTGATTTGTGTTACAAAGATAAAGACAAATTTCCAACAGGTCCTTGGTGCCAAGAGGGACAGTTTATTGTTTACGGACGATATACTGGAGCTAGATTTAAGACAAAATATGGTGAGCATCGTATTTTAAATGACGATGAGATCATAGGAACTATTAATAAACCCGAGGACATCCTCGCATTATTCTAAGGAGTAATTATGACTGAAACTAATCAAGTCGAACTAGATACTGATGAAGTAAAGGAAGAAACTTTACATCTCGCAGAAAAACCTAAAGAAGAAAAACCTGAAAAGGTTGAAGTTGACCTAGGTTATACAGACCCAATCAAAACAGAAACAAAAGCAAAAGTAGTTGAAGAAGAAGAGCCAGCAAAAGATGACAATTTACAAGACGTGTCTGAAAATGTTCAAAAAAGAATTGATAAACTAACAAGAAAATACAGAGAGGCTGAAAGAAGAGAAACAGCTGCTCTTGATTATGCTAAAGGTTTACAAAACAAATATGCAGGTCTTGAAAAAAAAGTACAAGAAACAGACAAAACCTATGTTGAAGAATATGAAGCAAGAGTTGATTCTCAAAGAGAACAAGTCAAAAATAGGCTTCAAAAAGCCATAGAAGAAAATAATTCAGAGGCAATAATGAAAGCCAATGATGAATTAACGCAATTGGCTGTAGAAAAAGAAAAAGCAAAAATTAAAAAATCTCAATTTGAAGAGGCTTCTGCTCAGGCAAAAGCTCAAGTTGAACAACAAGCTCAACAACCAACACAACAACAGGCTCAGCCTCCATCAAGGAAAGCTGAGAAGTGGGCTGATGATAATGATTGGTTTGGTAATGATCGGGTAATGACATCCGCTGCTTATGCTATCCACGAAGATTTGGTTACGCAGGGGTTTGACCCAGAGTCCGATGAGTATTACAATGAGATAGATAAACATATGAAGGATAATTTTCCTCATAAGTTTAACAAAGACAAACGACCTGTCCAAACTGTTGCTTCCGCTGGAAGAAAACAGGAAGGTCGCAGAACTGTGAAACTCACTCGTTCACAGGTGGCTATTGCCAAAAAATTAGGAGTGCCACTAGAAGAATACGCAAAATTCGTGAAGGAGTAAAAAATGAATGAAAAACTAGTAAAAACCTCACGCGCGTCACAAGAGAATAAGCCATTAAGGAATAAACCTTGGACGCCTCCGTCAAGTCTGGATGCACCCCCTGCACCAAAAGGGTTTGTACACAGATGGATAAGAACCGAACTGATGGGTCAAGAAGATACAGGTAATGTATCTAAAAAACTCAGAGAAGGTTGGGAGTTTGTGAGAGCAGAGGAAATAAAAAATAAACTCGGTGATCATAATTATCCAGTGATACAAAAAGGGCAATATCAGGGGTTAATCGGGGTTGGTGGCCTTGTGTTGGCAAGGATACCTGAAGAAATTGTAGAACAACGCAAGCAGTATTTTAAAAATCTTACTGCTGACCAAGTAAACGCCGTTGATCAAGACATTCTTAGGGAACAACGACCAGAGATGCCTGTTAATATTAACAGACAATCTCGTGTAACTTTTGGTGGTGGTCGAAAATCAGAATAATTTTTTGATAAAAGCCATCGCTGTAATATTAATGCTTATTTAAGGAGAATCTAAATGGCAAATGTAAGTGAAAAGTTTGGTCTAAGACCTTATAAATCTCTTAATGGTGCTCCATGGAATGGTGCTCAGAATAGGTATACTATTGCAGCCAACTACGGAACAGCTATCTTCCAAGGTGACTTGGTGGTACCAACAGCTGCAGGTAACATTGAACGTTATGATGTTACTGCAAGCTCAGGAGCTGTAAAACCTATTGGTGTGTTTAATGGTGTATTTTATACTGACCCAACTACGAGCAAACCAACATTTGGTAACTTTTATCCTGGTAGTGTAAACGCTAGTGATATTGTTGCTAATGTAATTGATGACCCAAATACATTGTTTTTAGTTGATTCAGACGATGCTTTTACAAGAGCAGGTCTGTTTATTGGTTATAAAACTACAAATGTAACTGGGAACACAATAACCGGTATATCTAAAGTACAACTTGATACGAGTACTGCAGATTCTACGAATGCAATTCCATTGCAGGCTGTAGATATATGCCAAGATGTTAACAATGAGGACACAACGGCTGCTAATGCAAACATTGTTGTCCGTATTCAAAACCATTTTCTGAATCCACCGGCTGCTGCTGGTGATACAGGGGTATAAGGGAGATATAATATGGCTATTTCAAGATCACAATTGGTCAAAGAGCTAGAGCCTGGTCTAAATGCTCTCTTTGGCTTAGAATATAATCGTTACGAAAACGAACATGCAGAAATTTTCGTTGCAGAAGCATCGGATAGAGCTTTTGAAGAAGAAGTAATGCTAAGCGGTTTCGGTAGTGCTCCAGTAAAAGAAGAAGGTTCGGGCGTCACATTCGACCAAGCAACTGAATCTTTCACTGCGAGATACACTCATGAAACAATCGCAATGGCATTTGCTATTACTGAAGAAGCAATTGAAGATAATCTGTACGACAGATTAGCTGCTAGATACACAAGAGCACTTGCTCGTTCAATGGCTAACACTAAACAAGTTAAAGCTGCAAACGTACTTAACAATGCGTTTAATTCAAGCTTTGCTGGTGGTGATGGTGTTGAACTATGTTCGACTGCTCATCCAATCGCTACTGGTGGTACGTTCGCAAATGAACTATCAACAGCTGCCGATTTATCTGAAACATCACTAGAGCAGTCTCTAATTGATATTGCTGCTTTTGTTGATGAAAGAGGACTTAAAATTGCAATGCAAGGTGTTAAACTGGTTATTCCAAAAGAACTTCAGTTTACTGCTGAAAGAATTTTAAGATCACCTCAGAGAGTTGGTACTGCTGATAATGATATCAACGCTATGGCTTCTATGGGTATGATCCCACAAGGTTATAGAGTTAATCATTATCTAACAGATACTGATGCTTTCTTCATCATGACTGATGCTCCAAACGGAATGAAACAATTCGTTAGAGCACCAATCAAAACTGCAATCGAAGGTGACTTTGATACTGGTAACGTCAGATTTAAAGCAAGAGAAAGATATTCTTTTGGTTTCTCTGATCCAAGAGGTATCTTTGGTTCACCTGGCGCTGCATAGTTTCAATGGTGAAATAAATTAAAGAAGGGGACTTACGAGTCCCCTTTTTTTTTGTATAATATAAACACCAAGATAATATAAACTGGATATAGACTGACTTGGCAGACACCCTAGAGGACTATATCTTTTAAACTAGGAGAAAAAATGGCAGGAGTACATTTTACAGGACCTATTCTTTTCGCGGGTAAGAATAACGATAAGAAATGGTTTGAAAACTTACCAATTGATAAAAACCCAGATTACGTAGTTTATTTTGATGACTTTGACAGAATTGGATTTGATTCTAACACGGGTCACAGATGGACTGTTGTAAAAGATTCAGGAGCATCTGTAGCGATTGCAGCAGATCAATTGAATGGTTTAGTTAATTTAAATTCAACGGCAACTACAGATAACGATGGTGCTTCAATTCAAAAGAATGAAATCTTTCAAGTACAATCAAACAAAGATCTTTGGTTTGAAACAAAAGTTAGAACATCTGATGTAACTGACACTGATTTATGTTTTGGTTTTACTGTTAACTTTGCAACTAACCCTGAGGCTATGCTTACAGCAGCAGATAGAATTGTATTTCAAAAAGATGATGGCGATGCATCACTTCTTTGTAAAACAGAAAAAGATGGTACAGAAACTTCAACAGATTCTGGTATTGACATGGAAAACGATACTGACGTTACATTAAGTATTCGTTGTCAAAGCACAGGTAAAGTTGATTTTTTTGTAAACAGAAAATTAGTTGCAACACATACAGATAATATTCCAAATGATGAAATTTTAACAATAGCGGCAATGTCTTTATCAGGTAATGCTACTGGCACTAAAGTTACATCAATTGATTATATGTTTGCTGCATCTGATAGATAGGAGTAAATTATGAACTCTGATGTAGGTGCAAAAACGTTAACAACAACAGGAACAGTGCAATCTGGTAGAACAAGATTACTGTCTATTTACTATGTTGGTCATGCTTCGGCAGGCACTCTTACATTTAAAGATGGAGGAGGAAGTGGTACGCAAAAATTAGTTATCACAACACCAGCTAGTAGTGCAGCAGATCAATATCAGATTGATATACCTCTTGATGGTATTGTTTTTAAAACAGATATGCATTTAACAATTGCTAATGTTACTTCAGTGACTGTGTTTGTAACACCAGTAACTGCTGATACTGACAATGGATAATAGTTACTATGATGATTTAGACCTTTTTGGTTTAGCGAAAGGTGGTATGCCTCCTCGTAATAAAAAAAACTATAGGTCTACAAAATCAGGTGCGGGAATGACTAAAGCTGGGGTAAAAGCGTACAGACGTTTAAACCCTGGCTCTAAGTTAAAAACTGCTGTTACTGGAAAAGTTAAAAAAGGTAGTAAAGCAGCCAAACGTAGAAAGTCGTATTGTTCTAGAAGCAAAGGGCAAATGAAGATGCATAATATTAATTGTCAAAAAACGCCAAACAAAAGAATTTGTCAGGCGAGAAGGAGATGGAAATGTTAGAGAAAATCAAATTTTATAAAGAAATGATAAAAGACTTGTATGTTACTAATAAAGATCTTATAGTAGTTGTATTATGTGGTTTATTAGTGATGTTTTGGATGCTATAGCAACTTCAATCTTACTATTGGTATTTTTATTTTTTTTATCAATAGGAAGTGCTTGGGCAATATTATCTTATCCAATCAATAAATTATATGAAATTAACAGAAAACTTTTCACTCGCAGAGTTAACAAAGTCACAGACAGCAACACGTCTAGGGTTTGATAACAAGCCAAATCAAAATCAAGTTTTGGCATTAACTAAACTATGTGAGAACGTTCTTCAACCCATACGTAATAAATTTGAAAAGCCAGTAATAATATCTTCTGGTTTTAGATCAGCCCGTTTAAGTGAAGCTATTGGTTCTTCAAGCAAATCTCAACATTGTAAAGGTGAAGCTGCGGATATAGAAATATTTGGTTTAGATAACAAAATACTTGCTAGTTGGATTCACTCTAATATTAAATACGATCAGTTAATTCTTGAGTTTTACAAACCATCAGATCCACAAAGTGGCTGGGTTCATGTGTCCTATACTGATGAGTGTCGTAAACAATTTTTAAAAGCTTATAAAGATGCGAAAGGGAAAACAAGGTACATACCATGGCAATAACAAGATCACAAATGACAAAACAGATAACTACACCTCCTGGCAAAAAACGAAAGATAGTGAGGGGTAGAAAGAATACTAGAAAAAGGGTAGTATAAGTTATGACAAAATTATGTGCTAGAGGCAAAGCTGCCGCAAAAAGAAAATTCAAGGTATACCCAAGTGCTTATGCAAACGCTTATGCATCAAAAATCTGCGCAGGTAAAATTAAAGATCCGAGCGGTGTAAAAAGAAAAGATTTCAAAGGACCAAAGCCAGCTAAAGAGGGTATGTTGGCTCAGGTTGATGGTCACTCTGTTATGGGTTCACCAGTATCTGTTGATGTTGATGGTGACAATTTAAGTAGTGCGTCTGCATCAGATTATTATAAAGATTTATTATAGGAGAAGGGTATGGGATTTAAAACATCAATTGATTTACTTAGGTTCATAGAAAAAAATCGTAAAAAGATTAAGGAAAAAGAACAAATGGAAGTGTTCAAAGAAGGGCTTGAGTTTCAAAAATCAATGGCTATGCCAAAAAGAAGAAAAAAGGATGAACCATTAAAATTCGATAACGAAATGCAGGCAGAAGCATATAAGCGCAAAATGATGCAAAGAAAATTGAGTCCTCAAGAATATGAGAAATACATGGATGATGTTCTCGAAAGAAGAGAAGCAACAGAGAGTGAAATACAGGACACAATTGACAGTACTATTTTTGGAAGACCACCTAAAAGCAAAAAATATAAAAAAGGTGGCATGCAGAAAAAAAAGTTTGGTGGTATGGCTATCAAAGGAGTAAAATCGGACGTGCCTATTTATTAATATGGCAAAAAGTGGTTTAAAAAAATGGTTTTCTGAAAAGTGGGTTGACATCGGTTCTAAAAAGAAAGGTGGAGGTCATAAAGAATGTGGTCGTAAAAGTGCTAAAGACTCCACAAGAAAATATCCTAAATGTGTACCTGCCTCAAAAGCGGCAAGAATGACAGAATCTCAAAAAAAAAGTGCAGTTGCAAGAAAAAGATCCAAGGCGCAAGGTGTTGGTGGTAAACCTACTAATGTTAAAACATTTGCTAGCGAAGGTGAATTTGCAACTAAACAAAAAAGTAGAAAAACATATTCACTTAAACCTAAATTTGACTTTAGTGAAGTAAACCTAGGCGATGTTAAAACAAGTTTTAAAAGACCTGCTGTAAAATTACAAAAGAAAAACAAAAAATTGCCTGATGTTTCACTTGAATTATTTAAAGAATATGAAGAGATAAAGACACCTTATTATGAAGATAAAAAACAATCAAAGGGTGTGACTGGCACCATTGGTGGTAAATATGGAAGAGTAAGAGGTCAATTAAAAAAAGATAACAAATCAGGTAAAATATCAAGACAAATCAGTGTTGAAGGTAATTTTGAGTTTGCTGAGGGTGGGTTGATAAGTACTTATTATAAGGATATACTTTAGAAAAGGAGAAAATCATGGCAGTAGATAAAATATTTAAAACCCTTAGAGCAGCAAAAAAAATTACTGGAACGCTTTCTAAAGATAAGCCTAAAAAAAACAAACAAGGCAACACAATAATTGACGAAAAAACAGAAATGGAAAACGCAGCTAAGCGTTATTATCAAGAATTGGGTGTGCCTGTTCCACAACCAAGAAAAATAAGCAAACTAGAACAAAAAATTGGTGAAGATCCACAAGTTTTAGGTATGGCTTATGGACCCATGGGTGTTGCTTTAGTAGGAGCAGATGAATATGGGGATTCAGTTACTAGAAACATAAAAAGTGCTAAAGGTAAAAGAGATAAAACAGCTACCTTTATGAAAAGAAGTAAGAAGAAACAACAAAAAGAAGAATTTCTAACAGGTGGTCAAGCAAGGATTGATGCTAATAAAGATGGCGAAATAACTGGCGAAGATTTTGAATTATTAAAAAAAAATAAAAAAAGATTTGGTGGTATGGCTATCAAAGGTGTAAAAGAAAACCCACCAATTTATTAGGGTGTGAAATGGCTACATCAGGAACAACAACATTTGACCTCAATATTGACGATATCATTCAAGAAGCATACGAACGTTGTGCTGCGAGAACTAACAGTGGGTATGACTTAAAATCGGCAAGGCGAAGTTTAAATATTCTTTTCAGCGAATGGGGAAACCGCGGGGTTCACTTATGGAAAGTAGAACTCAAAGAGCAAGCACTGACAAACGGGACAGCGACATACACAGCACCGACAAATGCCAACGATATACTAGAAGCGTACATAAGCACAACTACGGGTCAATCTACCACTACCAACGATGTTTCGCTAACAAAGATTAGTAGAAGTGAATATGCAGCACTTCCTAATAAAGGTTCAAAAGGACAACCAAGTCAGTATTACGTCGACAGACAAACAACACCAACAATCACTCTTTTTCAAACACCTGATGCTTCAACATATACTTTTCTAAAATACTATTATTTAAAACGTATTGAAGATGCAGGAGCATATACTAACACTCCAGATGTTGTATTTAGATTTATACCTTGTATGGTTGCAGGCCTAGCTTATTATTTGTCAATGAAGTATAATCCAGCTATGACACAACAAAATAAACTTATATACGAAGATGAGCTTTCAAGAGCATTGAATGAAGATGGTCAAAGAACATCAGTGTATATTACACCACAAACTTATTACCCAAGAGGTTTTTAAATGAAAGGAATGAGAGTATTTAAAAAAAATAAAGGTGGATATTTAACACAATTAGAGTCAAGTCGGCCTGAGTTATTTAAAACTGTTAAAAGTTACAGAGATAGATTAACTACACCTGAACAAAAAACTTTTGATCAAAGAGCAAATATTCAATTAGCGGCATCAAGAAATATGCCACAAAATCAAAGACAAGCTTATTATGCGTCAATAGAAAAAGAATTTGGACAACCAAATGAAAAACAATTTCAACAAGTAAGAGAGGGTTTAAAATCAAAAACCTTCACTCCAACTTACAGTTTTTATACACCACCAGAGCAAAATCAACAACAAGGCAAGACTGCAGCAACCACTGGTTATTATAGGGATTTATCTAAAGAAATGGCAGATATGGAAAAACAAATGAAAGGGCTAACTGTTACTGAACAAAAAACAGGAACACGAACACCTTATACTTTGCAGAGAAGTAATACAAATGCTGGTCTTGCAGGATATACACCTCCACCTCCTTCAAAGCCAGTTTATGATTTACCACAAGGATACAATAGACAATTTAAAACTGCCGGTGGACCTTATAATGTAGGTGGGGGACAGACTGCTTATGGTAGAGCAGGTCAAAACACAGGAATGTATGGGCAATATAACCCAAGTGATTATTATGTTAAAGGTAAACCTGAAAAATACACTTACGATGTTACTCGTGCTCAAAAAGCAGGTGATAAAGAGTATGATAAGTTAGCGGCATCTTTGTCTAGGTTACAGACAAGACATAAATATAGATTTGGGTTTGGTGATGAGACATCAAGAACTTCTCCTCAAGATGTTTACAAGTCTTATGAAACTACAACTTTTAACAATCCTTATGAGTCTCTAGCAGCTAAAAGATTTAACAAAGGTGGTGAACTAAAAGGTAGAGGTAAAGCGATAAGAGGTTTTAAATTTGGTGGAGTTAAATAATGGGTTATGCTAGAGGTAAATATGCGCAAGCAATTTCTGATCGCTCTGGCATGGCTTTTCCATATAACGAAATGGTCAAAGAATGGAATGGTTCTTTTGTTCACAAGTCCGAATTTGAAGCAAAACATCCTCAGATAAGAAGAAAACATATTAAGGCAGATGCGATAGCACTAGCAAATGCTAGACCAAGAACTCCTGATAAAACAGGTGATTTTGTTTTATATGTTACAAATGGTTTACTTACAAATCCTGGTATGAGACCAAGCGATGGTCAAGGTATTTTAGGCACCGAACTTCAAAGCTACAATGCAACACTGTCACTTGGTAATGTAAACATCTCAACAGTAGACATCATAACTCAAACTTTTGTTGTTACTGTGGTTGGTGGTAACCCCTCTAATCATCCGTATCATAATGTGGGATCAACTAACAAATTTGCTATTGGTGGGTCTACTGCTACTGCTGATGTTACCTTGACTGTTGAAGAAGGAAAAACATATCGTTTTGATCAAAGTGACTCATCGAACAACAATCACCCTTTGAAAATAAGTGCCACACCAAATGGTACACATGGGGGCGGGTCTGAATACACTACTGGAGTAACCTTTAATGGTGTGCCTGGACAAAGTGGTGCTTATACAGAAATTACTGTAGCGGTAGGAGCCCCTACGCTCTATTATTACTGCCAAAACCATTCAGCAATGGGGTGGACAATTAATACTTAGGAATTGATATGGCTATTACTTATTCAAATTTTTTAACACAAGTACGTAACTACACAGAAGTTGATTCTAATGTTTTAACAGATAGTCTTTTAGATGAATTTATAAGACACGTTGAAGTTGATATTGCAGGTAAAGTTGATTATGACGATTTAAGAAAGTATTCTACATCTAACACAATTACTTCACAAAGATATTTAACGATGCCCTCTGATCTAATTTATTTACGTTCAGTGCAAATAACAAATTCAGGAGTAAGAACATTTTTAGAAAAAAGAGATACAAGTTTTATATCAGAGTACAATTCATCTGATTCAACAGACGTTCCTAAATATTATGCTAATTGGGATGATCTTACTATTGTTTTAGCGCCCGTGCCAAATGCGGAGTATACAGTGCAAATTAATTATATAATAGACCCACCACACTTTGATGGATCTAATAATACTTATTTATCAACTTATCAAGAAGCTATGCTTTTGAATGGTGTTTTAACTGAATGTTTTAGATATC